CCGCAGACTGGCGGCCATGCCTCTCAACCTCTCCGCACAGGGCAACACGGCCACGCCAGTGGTCAACACCTGGAACGTGGAGATCAACGGCGAGGTCATCGACAAGGACGGCACCGCCAAGGCCATCAAACGACTCCTGGCCGACTACGACGCAAGGAGGTCATGAGATGCAGCAGTGCTTCATGTTCATCGGCACCGGCACCGGCTGGACACCGGTGAACGACTCAGCCAAGGACATCGCGGCCCTCGACTCTTTCACTATCCGGTGGGGAAGCGACAGCATCGACGAACAGCCCGAACCTGCCGTGATGAACTTCACCCTGCGCGACAAGACCGGACGGCTCGCAGGCCAGGCATTGACATTGGCCGGCATGAAGGTGATCGTGCAGTTCTCCGATCAACCCAGATGGCAAGATCTTCAGCCGTCGATGGGCGTCTGGGAAGATCTGCGTATCCCGATCAGCTCGCTGCACCGCGCTTACTCCCCCGGCTCGCCGGAATCCACCGACTCGCCCGCCTCTACGATGTTCGCCTCAAGCTCTCCGCCACATCGAGGATGGCCGTGTGGAAGCGCCTGCAATCCCAAGGACCGACAGACACGGCCGCGAAATGGGACGGCGCGCACTGGATAGGCACACCATCCGCACGCCTTCAGGAGATGAACCGCAGGGCCTCGGCGCAGGGAGCGCCGGAAGCCCAACTGGACGGGCTCGCCCTGCCATCGAGCGTCGCGCCATACACGTCATCCGACCACCCATCGCAGCTCGACCTGCTGCACCGGCTCACCGTCGGGCCACGACTCCCTCAATGGCATGAGGTCTACGACGGCGCTACATCAAGCCTCCGGCCATTGTTCCTCGCCGACCCGATCGCCGTGCACCTGTCATCGGACGGCCGTCTCAGCGTCCTCGCCGGCGGAGAGACACGATACGCGCTCTCGGCGGCCGACATCGAGGCATCGACGGATCTGAGCATCACCGAACCTTTGACTCAGGTGGTCATCAACGCGAAACGCGTCAAATCGGACAACGGCAAGCTCTCTTTCGACGACGTGGAGATCACGATGGGAGACCAGAGCCGTCTTCCACCACAATTGACCGCCATGCAGAAGAGCCTCACCATCGATTCCGACATGCTTGCCGTGGACGACTCGGGCGGCGTATGGAACAGCGGCGGCACCTCGAACGTCAGCGACACCGACCGCGCCAACGTCGCGCAATGGCTCGAATCGCACGACCTGCGAATGGTCCCGGAGACAGTGACGTTCAACAGCACGCGAATCGACCCGGCACGGCTGCCATGGCTGTACAAGGCGGCACCATCCGGCCCGTTCGTCATCGTCAAGGCCAAGGCGTCGGCCCTGATCGGCTCAGATGGCCGACCGTCCTTCACCGGCCCCATCACGACCATCGGCGGGACGCTCTCATACCGGTGGCGCAACGGCAAACCGACACTCACCCAGGAAGCGACGCTCGCCGCGCTTCGACCGCTCTTGACAAACCGCATCACATGGGCCGACCTGCCATCCGGCCTCAGCTGGCAGCAGCTCGACCTGCACATCTGCGACCTCTCGATGATCCAGATCATCGACGCTTCTTCACCCACCGCCGAAAAGGAAGGAACACAATGACAGCAACAACACCAATCTACGGCCTCTCATATCCGGAAGGCTCCGACCTCGTATCAACCGCACCGGACTCGTTCAAGAGCATGGCCGACACGTTCGAGAAGGCGCTTGACCAAGTGGACCGGAGGACCACGCCAGAAGGCGTCAAACCGGCCGTCGCCACCACCCTCGAAGCCCTTCGGCAGATCACCGGCGTCACCGGCCAAACAGGTTTCGTCACCGGCGGCAACGACGACAACGGGCCATACGTATGGGACGGGACCCAATGGGTCAAGACCAGGAACGCCGACCAGCCATGGAACGGCGTATGGAGACTCAACTCAGATATCTACACCGGCCGCAAATGGGTCGATGGCCGGAGAATCTACATGCAGGTAAGGGAATACAAGAATCTGGCGAACAATTCCAGAACATCACCGGGCATCAGCAACATGTATACGCTGCTGGATGCACACGTCATCACACAGGGCAAGAACGGCTGCATGCAGCCATACCTTGCGACAGACACCTACTGGCATTCGGAAGTCACGGTCACACCGAGCGAGATCATCGTGCGCAAAGGCTCGTCGAACACGGCCGCCATCAACGTCTGGATCGTCTTCATCTACACCGCGGACGACCCGGCATGACGGATCTCATCATCGCCATCGTCGGCGCGGTCGGCGCGGTAGTCGGCGCACTGGTCTCCACCCTCTCGGCCGCCGCGAAGAACAAGATGGAAGCCTACCGGCTCGCGCAGAAGATGCAGGCCGACAACCAACGCCTGTGGCAATGGAACCGGCAACTCATCGACCACATCTACAGGCGCGCCCCGCCACCGCCGCCGGAACCACCTGAAGACCTTTTCCGCGAGTAGAAGGAGCCAACATGAGCGGCATCATCTGGAAAGGAAGCCCGAACCATTACGTTGGCCGCAACGGCTACGGCGTCACGCACATCACTTTGCACATCATGGTCGGATACCTCGCCGGCACCGATGCCACGTTCGCCAGCCAGTCGAGCCGGGCATCGGCACACTACGGCATCGGCGCGACCGGAGAGATCCACCAATACGTGTCGGAACTCGACGGCAGCTATTCCGACGCGAACTGGGCATCTAACAATTCGACCATCAGCATCGAGCATGAGGGAGGAATGGCCAACGGTGCGGTCTGCACCCAGGAGTGCATCGACGCAAGCGCGCGCCTCTGCGCCGACATCGCGCGCAGGTACGGGTGGACGAAACTGTGGCACGACGGGCTGAAAGGCAACGTATGGCTACACCGGGAGATCCCAGGCACAGACCACCTCTCATGCCCCGACCTCGCGCCCAACGGCCTGCCATACAAGCAGATCATCGACAAAGCAAATCAGATACTCGAAGGAGGCTCCATGTCAAACGCAGGAGACGAAGTATGGAACTGGGCCTACAAGCCCAACGGGAAGAACGCAACACCTGGCGGCAACATGTACAACCTGCTCACCTATGAATTGCCGTCTCGAATCTGCGCAAGCATCATGACCTACAACTACAGGGGCAGCGCGCCGGGCGGCAACATCTACAACACAATCTGCTTCGAGATTCCGAACCGCATCGACAAACTCACCAAGACCATCGAGGCGCAGCAGATCACCGCACTCACCGAAAAAATCGCCAAACTGGAAGGAAACTCATGACCGACACCACGGAAAACCGCCTGCCATCGACCGACACCACCGCGCGACTCGGCATGCTGCCGATCGATGGACAGACCCCACAAGGGGCCACCGTCACCGCCACCGATGATGATGTGGCCGAAGACATGCCGGCCACGACACCGAAAATCGACAGCGGGACGGTCTCAAGATTCCTCGTGCTCCTGCTCGCGCTCGTCAACCAGGCATTGACGATGTTCGGCCATCCGGTGCTCAACATCGATGACACGACCATCACGCAGCTCGTAAGCCTCGCATGGACAGCCGGCAGCGCCATCTGGTGCTACTGGAAGGACAACGACGTGACGAAGGCGGCTCGCACCAAGAAAGCACGGCTCTCGGCACGCCACGCGGCCTAAACGTCAAGTCTGACGGCAGCCGTTGCCGCACGTAAACGGCCATCGGGCATGGCCACGTAATGCTCTGTGGTCTCCACAGACTCATGGCCGAGCAGTTCGGCCACGACGAAGAGATCATGCGTCGTCGCATACGTCACCGTGGCGAATCTGTGCCTCAGCGTGTGTGCGCCGTATCCGTCTGGCAGCAGATGGCTGATGTGGTCGCCGACATATGATTCTTCGACGTGGCCTCCGAACCGGCCGGGGAACAGGTAGCCATGCGCGTCCATGATGATGCCGGCCAGATCATCCGGCAACGGCACTATGCGCTGCTTGTCGCCTTTGCCGCGCACGATCAATGACCGGCCGGCGCTGTCGGCCACCACGTCATCGCTGTGGACCCGCGCAATCTCGCCACGCCGCAGTCCGCACTCCGCGCCCAGCCGGATCATGAGTCTTTCCGACGGCGTGGCCATCTCCATCGCCGCAGCGATGTAACGGTCCGGGCATGGTCTGGGATGCGCGTGCGGCTTCTTCACCCTTGGCACGTCCAGACTCGGATCATCCGACCGTCTGCCGCTTTTATGCAGCCATCGGAAGAACGACGATATGGTGTTCCTGTATGCTTTGCGCGTCTCCGGTTTCCATTGTTGTCGCGCAAAGACCTGCACAATCTGCTCCGTGGTCACGTCTTTGGGGCCTGACGGCATGAGTAGCCATGATAGATGGATCATCTTGTATCGTCGGCTTTTGATGGTTTGTGCTGATAGGCCGGCCGCCCTAAGGGTGTCAGTCCACCCTTCGATGCTTTTGCGCCATGGGACCGGTGCGCTGATTTTGTTCCTCATGATCCATCATGGGCATCCTGATCTTCACGCGGCTAAACTGAGCTTGGATAAGCTCAGAAGCCCCATGGATTTGAACCTTGGACCTCTGGTGTCCCCAGAGGTCCAAGGTTCAAATCCATGCCCCGCTACCAATTGAAACCGGAAACCTTTTGGTTTCCGGTTTTTTGTTTTCCCCAGGACGTTTCGCTCCTTTTATATAAAGTCCCCATACATATCGAACGCAACCGACGCGCACAACGTATGGTCATGCCGCTGTAGCCTTCATAATCGAACATAATCGCAAACCATGTATTAAAGCGCTTTACCAAAAGTATTTGAAGAAAGTACTTGTAGCCGCATCGCCGTAATCGTTACGAAAAAGGGAAATCACAAAAAGAACACAACTACCTCTATAATCGGCTATATGAATGAAGCAACATCATCAAGCGCGACACCGCGCACAAAGGCAACAGCAAAGACAACAGCCAAGGCAGCGGCCACAAAGACAACGAGGACAGCCGCGAAATCAACCGCAAAGACGACAACCAAAAAACCAACCACCAAGCGCACTTCCAAGCCGAAAACCGCAACGAAGCGAACCGTCGGCGAAACTCCAGCACCTATCATCAACCGCACCAGCCCGGAACAGTTCGGCCGCGTAAACGTTCTTGACATC